TCCAAAAATGTCCCCGGGGGTATTTTCTGAAAAAACATTCCTAATTTTGGGGGTTAAAACTCTTGGCAAAGTAAGGTAAAGTTCCTTGTTTCAAGGAGAATCATGAGCGAAGATCCAGAAAGAGTGATTGAAACTCTTTACGATGTCGATGAAAGTAATCTAATTCTTCGAAGATCAAATGGTACAGTGATTGGTGAAGGAAATTTAAGCGGTGGAAATCGACTTTTAATGTTTCTTAAGTACGATTATAATACAACGGCTGCTGTTCCGCCAAGTTCAAGTCAAATTCGTACTGACACCAACGATGCGGCTAGTACAACCTTGTTATGGATCCATCGAATAGACAATGAAAACCGTGATCTTAAATACTTGCTCATGCAATTAAAGGTCGGCGATTCAATTTTCGTACAAGATACTCAAAATGCTGACAGTTACGTTATCTTTAAGTTGCTTGAAGATCCAAAAGATGACGGTAACTACGTTACTTATAAGGTCGATGCCATTGCGTTTAGTGGTGTATCGTTAGTAGGGAGTGCGATTCTAGTTGGTTTGTTTGGTTAGAAAGGAGGTCGCGTGCCAGCCAGGCGAAGAAAGTTGAAAGACGAAGAAACTCGGCGTAAGCCCGCGACAACTCCTGAGGGTCGTGAGAACGAGTTGATTTCTTCGGCTATTGATCTCGCCGAAAAGCAAATTCGATCGGGAACGGCATCGTCTCAGGTCGTCACACACTTTTTGAAGCTGGGTTCGACTCGAGAACGTCTGGAACAACAGCGACTTGAACATGAAAACGAATTGACTCGTGTTAAAATCGAAGCTCTTGAATCTCAGAAGCGTGTAGAAGAGCTTTACATGGAAGCGCTCTCTGCTATGCGCTCTTATGCTGGTGATCTGCCTGAACCGGAACTCGATGACGATAGTTAGAACATATCACGAACTTTCTCAGATAGAGACGTTCGAAGAACGGTTCGACTATCTTAAACTAAAAGAAAGCGTTGGTAGAAAGACTTTCGGGTTCGATCGGTGGATTAACCAGCGTTTTTATAGATCTCGAGAGTGGAGACGTGCAAAAAATTACGTCATAACTCGGGATGACGGATGTGATTTGGGCATTCCTGGATTTGAAATTTATTCAGGATTGCTGGTTCATCACATGAATCCTATCTCGATGGAAGACATAAAACAGAGTAAAGAATGGATCCTCGATCCAAATTTTCTCATAACTACGTCACATCAAACCCATAACGCTATTCACTATGGCGATGAAAGTTTACTTCCTAGGGGGCCAATTGTGAGAAAGTCAGGTGATACAACACTCTGGTAAATGAAATGGAGTTATACATGAGAGACCATCCAGTAGCGTGGTGGTCAGCTATATTTGCTTTTTTTGGTAGCTTGATCGCTGTCGGTATTTTTGATGTACTCAATCCAGAAGAATGGCTTCAGTATCTTGGAGCGCTGCTTGTAGCATTTATTACTGGTGGGTCGGTATACGCAAAAGAGCGTCTCGAAGAAGCCAAGAAAGAGAAAGAAGCGGGAACAACGCTTCATAAACAGTGACGAAAAAGAAGTGGTATATAACTAATTGGGGTCGAAAACGCTATATCAAAGAGGTTTTTATGGCGACACGAAAACGTCTGAGTACACATTTTATCGTAGAAGAATTTGATTGCAAAGATGGAACTAAAGTTATGGCACGTGATTATAACGGCTTGTCGCTGCTTTGTAAGGTATATTTGGAGCCGCTTCGAGCCAAATTCGGTGTAGTAACTGTTCATAGTGGCTATCGAACGGCAGCCTATAACCGAAAGATTGGCGGCGCATCCAAGAGTTTCCATATTTACACTATTCATGATGGTAATGATCAAGCTGCGGACGTCAGCTGTGCTCGAGGAACTCCGGCACAATGGCATGCCACGCTCAACTGGCTTCGCAACAACAAGATGAACGGCAAAGGTGGTTTGGGTCTTTATAGTTCGTTCTGTCATGTCGATCTTCGTGACTACAAAGCCGATTGGAGGGGATAATGGAAAACGTGCAGGAAACTCCCGAGCCGAACGAGGCTGATCTGCCGGAAAAGCCTCCGGTTCCCGAGGTAGAAGAGGATAATGAGGTCCCGGCCGAGGAAGAAGTTCCGGACGAGCAGTTTGCCAATCCGGAAGAAGCTGACGCGGACGAGACGGTTGATAATCAGGAAGGGGACTGAGCATGTCAGAGCAGACGCCTGAGCCTGATACTTCTCCGCCTGAGGAAGAAGGCGAAAAGTATGACGGGGGCGATATTCCACAGACACCCGCTCCTGAAGAAGCAGATCCCGAAGGTTAAATTTTTGAAAGTAGGTGGAGTAGATGGAACAGAGCATTCTTATCAGTACTAAAAAGGTCTTGGGGATTGATAAAGATTATGACGTCTTTGATCTCGATATTATCACTCATATTAACAGTGCTTTTTCTACTCTCGCCCAACTGGGAGTCGGACCAGCAGCTGGCTTCATGATCGAGGACGATTCGGAGGTATGGACCGATTTCATTGCAGATGATTTGCAGTATAATTCGGTTAAATCCTACGTTTTCCTCAAGGTGCGTCAGCTGTTTGATCCGCCGTCAACATCATATCTTATTTCAGCCGTCGAGAAGCAGATTGAAGAACTTGAATGGCGTCTAAATGTACATAGAGAAGAGACCGAATGGGTAGATCCTGAAGGTTATCCAGAAAATTCGGAGGCTATTGAGGATGCCGCTTATTTTTCTGACATGCGAGCATGGAGAAGGTGGGTAGATAATGGGACTGGAAGGGACCTCAGAGGCCTCAGGGGTTAAGAGTGAGAAGGTCGAACGCGAAGATCCAGAGGCTAGGGAAGAACGTCAGAGCAAAGAGCTAGAAGAAGCAAGAAAGGAACGTGCTAAGCTACTAGGGCATGAAATTTTTGAGGAAGAAGAAAAGAAAGAGAAGGAGCCTGCTAAGAAAGCGGCGGCATCCAAGAAGTCCGAATAGGGGGCGAAATGAGTACCCCAGAAATTGTAGTAGATATTCTTGAGCATCATGGTGTTAAAGGAATGCGCTGGGGTGTTCGTAGAAAAGCTACGGTTGGAGCCCAAGAAGTTATTGTCAGCGATAAAAGAAAGAGCGTTAAGACTTCTGGTGGTGCAGGACATCCCGCGCACGCAGACGCGGTACGCGCGCGCACGAGCGGACAAATTGCAAAAAAGAGTGGGGTCAAAGCTCTTTCTGATGCCCAATTAAGAGATTACAATAATCGATTAAATTTGGAACAGCAAGCAAAACGTCTTAGCTTTAATGATGCAAGTCCGCCTAAGAAATTTGTATTGAGACTTATTGGCCAAACTGGAAAACAGCAAATTGGTGAAGCTGCAAATACTGTTGCTGCCAAGCAGGTTAAGAGGGCACTTACTGCAGCTGCTCTTGCTTAAGAAAGGGGGTTAGTATGGGCCTGTCTAATACGGCGACACCGATTTATTACGGTCGGTTTCGTGAGGCAGTCCTCCGAGGCGAGATTCCGGTCAATCGTGAAATCTCTCAGGAGATGAATCGGATTGATTCGCTCATCGCTAACCCCAATATTTATTACGACGATCAAGCGGTCGAAGGTTTCATTCGCTATTGCGAAGGAGAGTTGACGTTAACCGATGGTTCTGATTTACACCTATTGGATTCATTCAAATTATGGGCGGAGCAAATATTCGGTTGGTACTACTTCGTCGAACGTAGTGTATATGTTCCTACAAAGGATAACCATGGTGGACACTATGAGAAACGGCAAATCAAAAAGCGTCTCACTCTCAAGCAATACCTTATAGTTGCTCGTGGTGCCGCCAAGTCGATGTATGCGTCCGTCATTCAAAGCTATTTTTTGAATGTTGATACGACAACGACACATCAAGTTACCACTGCGCCAACGATGAAGCAAGCGGATGAAGTTATGTCTCCTGCGCGCACGGCTATTGTACGCTCGAGGGGACCGTTGTTCCAATTTCTGACAGAGGGATCACTTCAAAATACGACGGGGTCGAGAGCTAATCGGGTGAAATTAGCTGCAACTAAGAAAGGGATCGAGAACTTTCTTACCGGGTCGTTGCTTGAAGTGCGGCCGATGGCCATTAATAAATTGCAGGGTCTTCGTCCGAAGATCTCTACGATTGACGAATGGTTGTCGGGTGATCTTCGAGAGGATGTCGTAGGCGCTGTTGAGCAAGGAGCGTCCAAACTCGAAGATTATTTGATTGTGGCTATCAGCTCAGAAGGAACTGTTCGAGCAGGTTCCGGCGATACGATTAAACTGGAGCTTGCGGATATTCTCAAAGGTGAATACTACGCGCCCCACGTTTCGATTTGGCATTACAAACTCGATGAGATCGAGGAAGTGGCCAATCCGGCGTTGTGGGTAAAAGCAAATCCGAATCTAGGATTGACGGTTTCTTACGAGACGTATCAGCTTGATGTAGAACGAGCTGAAAAGGCTCCGGCGTCACGAAACGATATCCTGGCAAAGCGATTTGGAATTCCAATGGAGGGTTATACGTATTTCTTCACGTACGAGGAAACTCTCCCACATCGTCATCGTGAATTTTGGCAGATGCCCTGTTCTCTCGGGGCAGACCTATCGCAAGGTGACGATTTCTGCGCGTTTACGTTTCTATTTCCACTAGGACGTGAGAAGTACGGTATTAAAACTCGAAGTTATATTACTGAGCTTACGTTGATGAAGCTTCCTGCTGCTATGCGACAAAAATACGAGGAATTTATCAATGAAGGAAGCCTGCATGTGATGCCTGGTAATATCTTGGACATGATGGATGTATACGAGGATCTAGATAAATTCATCCTTGATTTCGAGTTCGACGTTCGCTCCTTTGGTTACGATCCGTACAATGCGAAAGAGTTTGTCACCCGTTGGGAAGCAGAGAATGGG